ATAAAGGGTGAGCCAATAGGTTCCCAGTAGAGGAAGTTACCATCGTTATCGAGCTTCTTTTCAATAGTATTTGGTTTGCGATCAAGTATGAACAGGTCACGGTAAGTGGCACGGTTCTCATATGTGATTGCTAGAGTGCCAAATGTAGGCGTTGTTGTAATAAGTGCTTCGGTGATAACACTTATGGTACCAATGGTAAGTGCTAAGGCAGTGATGCCGTTAGTTATCCAATCAGGTACGGGACTACTGTCGTAGCCAGCACGGACAGTCTGTATCTCTGTCCCGCCATCGTCACCAATGGGTGCAGTCGCTAGGGGTGAAAAGCCTAGCATCTATTATTGCCTATTGAAGCCAGTAGGTACAGAATAAGCAAGGTTGTTAGCTTCACCTGCGTAGATTTGCATCCTTAAATTGAATGACCCAATTCGGCAACACCAGTAGAAGCAGAAGGACGATGTTGCGGTGTGTGCTTGTCCAGCCACCGTTGCTGGGCTAGTGAGGCCCAAATCTGGTAGGTGGATACCAGAACCACTTACGGGATCACCTGTGGAATCTGTACCCTGTGTACCAGAGTCAGACCAGTTTCCGTTCATACCCCACCAGACCTTTTTGTTGGGTGTATCCCAAGCGACCATGATGCGATCAGCACCATCCCTGTTCATTTTAGCGCCGCCGCTTGTAGTAGGGTTATTTACAAACGCTCTGGCGCCTTGAGTGTTACCCCTAGACAAGCCGATATAGGTATACTCAGGGAAGAATCCAGACCAACAGTTAGCTGTTGTGTTACCGCCAAAGGAGTCGGGACTGGTGTTAACAACGGCCCTGTCGTAACAACCTATAACGAAGGCGTTGTAAGACGCAGAAGAGTAATACTGCCCTGTAAGAAAGGAAATTTCAGTGTAGAACTTACCGTCCTTAAGTGGCCCTTGATATGGCCCACCATAAGTAGTAACACTACGGTTACTGTTTACACTAACGAAACCTGTAGAACTAGCCAGTTGAACAGTTCGGTTTGCGTAGTTTCTGGTAAGTGCTGGTACAGCTACGTAGTTAGTGAAGATCAACTTCAGTGTAGTCAATCCTACTAAGGTGACAACTCCATCAGAAGCCTTTGACCTAAAAGTCAGGTCTCCTGCATGTGATGCGTTAGTACTAGGTGTCAGTGCAAACACACCAGAACTCTCACCTACGTTAGTGAGCATGTTTGGCAAAGTACCGTCCTTGTAGACGTTACCAGCGGAATCAAAGGCATCCCAGTCGTAGGTTATGGGAAAGCCAGCATCGTCAACAGCAACAGCCGTTAAGTTACTAGCTGCGCCAGTTTGACTTAGGACAAAGCTATCTGGCGGAGAAGTAGTAAACCTTGGGGATACCTGTGACCCTGTAGATACACGGTCCCACTCGGCTCCGTCATAGATATACAAAGACTTAGTGGAGAGAACCCAGATAAGGTCTTTTTCAGCCATGCCTGTGAGGGCATTCAGTGCAGCGGTGTCGGCAACAGAAACAATACCGCCTGCAGGGTTAGTGGGTGTCCACTTAGCAGTGCCACTGTCGTAAGCTAACACCTGATTAGCGTTAGGGACAGTTGTAGCTACGTCAAGAAGGTTTGGTAAGTTTTGTACTATGTCTTGAGCTAATACCGTAACAAAACAAGTACCCGAAGCAGGTACACTTAGTTTAGCATTACCAGCAGCAGAGGACTCGATAACAACACGACTCATACCAAAGACACCAGAGGTGACTGTAATAGTTCCCGTACCTATCTCAAACTGCTCTCCGACTTCAATAGTGTAGTGACACACATCACCTGCAACATAACCTGCAGCATCAAGTGTCTGAAATCCAGCCACAGCAGTGGCAAAGGTCAGGTCGCCCTGTGCAGCAATACCTGATAAGGTGTGCTTTACTCTGTTACCAAACTTGACAGTCATTATTAGCAGTCCTCAGATTAAGCTAGGCGTAGGATACTCGTACTTGCACCCGGAGCAGGGAACTGGATTGTAAAGTTACCTTGAGTAGAGCTTACGGTTCCGCCAAAGTCAAAGATTGCAATTATGTTATCATCAGTAGCAGCACTGTATGAGGCATTGTACATAACACAACCGTCAGCTTGAACAGTTACAGTGTTAAAGGTTGCGTCTGCGAAGTCCATAATAGCTGTAGTGCTACCTGCTGCAATCTTGGGAAAGGTTGCTTCAGCGGTGGCTCTAGCACCCGCTGCGAAGGTGTTAAATGGTTGGTTTGTTCCACCAGCATCGGTAGAGTATCCAGCACCAGTGGCGTAGTCACTAGCGGTTTCAATTGTCTGCCAAGAAGTAGTATCTGCATTATAGTCACCAGAGTGACCAAACTTAATCAGAGAGATACGAATCTCATCAGTTGCGAGGTTGTGTCCACCCTTAAGCAACTCAATCTTAAAGTTCTTGCTAAGAGCTGTTGTAATATCTGGCATTAGTTTGTTTCCTTATTATCTTCTTCTGATGCTTCCTCAGTGGGTAAGTCATCTTGTGTGTCTTGTATGATCAGGTCGGGGTTGTAGTTAAGTTCTGCTATAGCCATAAGGTCTGTTATAACCTCTGGGTGGTCACTTACGTCAATGTCAGCACCGTTAAGGTTACGCAAGAACCCTGAGATTTCACGCAGGTCGTGTGGTGCAACATCACCAGCCTTAATACATGGCATCAGATCGTAGTTAAGACCATTAAGCTGCCACAAGCGTTCTACTAACTGTTTGTTAAGAACATCTACAATAGCTTGGATGTAGCTCTCTAGGGCACGTAGGAACAGGTCAGTCTTACTTTTAGAAAGCGCATATGATCCGTTGTTACCTCCACCAAGCATAAGAAACTCAGAAAGTACACTACGGGCAATGTCATGCTGATAACGTCTTACAATAGGGTCAATAGATAAGTTACGAGTTCCTGAGCTAGACATTAGCTCTACGTCTACCAGACGGATGTTTGTAGGGGAGCCATCTTTGTCAGGATAGGTATCACTAGGCGTAATAATGTAGCCCTGTTCGTTGAACTTTACGTCACGAAGGATTCCTTCAAGATTGGCAACAAAACCTGACTGGGCTGCTGTAGCATCTCCTGATAAATACTCAGAGGGAATACGAGCTACTGGGATACCAGCTAACTCACGTTCCACTGCAATAGCTTCTATGCTCTGTAGGTTGTTTAAGTATTGGTACGATGTGTAAGCATTGCGTAGAATACTACGACCACTGGGATCACCGTTAATAGAAGTAGTTCTATAATAGAGGCTTTTGTTAGACGGGATGTAGTGTTGAGAAAGTGCATAACCTGTATCCTGATAAAGTCCCAGTACTTCGCCTGTCTTAGTGTCTACATCAAACCGAGACACTGTCCAAGGCGCACGGCACACAATCTTGCGCACACCCATACGTCCGTCAGTATACTTACTATACTTCTTGTACGATCTCTGAGTAGGCCCAACACGGCGCTTATAGACAACCTCAAACCAAGCAAAGCCATAACTAAGGCTTGATAGTGCTTCTGCAATGTGATCATCAAGCGAGTGTTCCATATCATCAAGGACACTCTCGACAAACTCTGCTTCAGTCTTTGCTGCATCCGAATCATTGGCTGGCTCCACCTTGAGCTTGACGTCACGAAGTACTTGTTCAGCAGCATACATAACCGCACCAATAGTACTGTCATTATCCCTCATCTCCCGATACTTACGAATGGCAGCTTTGCCACGCAACTCAGGAATAAACTCGTCCGAACGAATCTGTCCATTTCGGACATTCTGACCACTCACACCAAGCGTTTGTGTAGCCTTAGTCTGGCTTAGTTTTCTAGGCATCTATAATAGTCCTTTAGCCGAACTGTAGGCCAATTTGAGTTGAGGCTTGGCGTATCCGTTAAGACTAAGATCAGTGATAGCCCATACCATCGCATCAAGTCTGTCTGGTGATCCCATAGACCCAAGAGGTTCCCATTGAACCATCTGATCTTCTAGGTCGTTAAGCCCTCTGACGTGTTTAACACGCCCTTGTTCGTAGAGTGCAGATACTGGCTCTGCTCTAGCCATCTTACCTCTTGAGGCGTGGACTAGGCGTATTGGTAAGGTTTCGTCTTCGGTGTGCAGGGTATGTCTAACCATGTCGCCACCTTGGTTCTTCTCGGCAACAATCCTATCAGCCATATGCTCTCTATATAACTCAACAGCTTTAGCAGCCCAAGCTTGAGGACTGTAGTTGCCTGTGTGGTCTTCTATGACATATGCTGTGCCGTTAACGTCTACACCAGCTACAATAATACCAGTCATATCCGAGTCAGTGTTATTACTAATAGCTGGGTCTATAGCTACTACAATACGATTTAACTGAGGAACATCCGTTCTGTCTACTTCGCAGGATGCTAGGAGGGTACGGTTCCATAAGGCGCCAGAGGCTTCATCTAGTATTTCTGCGTAGAGTTCTTGTCGCCCTAATCGTGTGCCTTCGTAGGTCTTCTTTACG